CACGGACATCGAAGCCCATTGAGTAGCTGTTCCGGTGGATAATCTCTTTCTTGCCAAACCTGCGGAAAAAGACTCGCTTGTCCCCGCAGCGAATCAGCTTGCCGACAAATCGCCAGTGCCCTTTGACTCTGACTCTTAGGCCGTGCATGTAGGTTGCAATCATCGCGGGAACCCCCTTTGCGGCGCGATGCAATTTTTTTCGTCGGCAAGCACGCGCCCTTCGTATTTTCCGATCTGGATTGCTGGCGCACACCAAAGCATGTAATAGTTCGACGGATCGAGTAGGCGTGACTCAGCCGGAAAAAGTTCAATCGCTTCCCACTCTTCGCCGCAGATATTGTTCTTGATCGCTTGAAAATCGCGCCAATCGTGCCTCGCCTCTCCGTCATGTGATGAAATTCCAAGTTGAATCCAAGGGCCGATGCCGAGCGGCCATCCAAAGGCGTGACGCCGCACGGTGACGCTATACACCTCGTTCTCCCAGACTTCCGCACTGCGGTCTGCATAGTCCCCGTTGTCTATGCACCTCAGCGGATTCCATTTTCGTGATCGCTTTAGACGCCCGGAAATTGACCGGGCAAGAGCGACTACCTCTGGCATTCGGTCTGCTATGTTTCCGATCATTTCGCCCACTCCGGTATCTCCGCTTTTGGCGGTGGTTGTCCTGGCTCGAATCCCTGCTTAATCCATTCCGCGATTGTTTCTCGGCTCTGCGCGTTGAGCGCTCGAATGATGCAGTCAACGGCGACATGCGGATCGACAGCGATCTCGAAATAGGGTTCTTTGGCCGCGTGCATTTCTTTCCACTGTTCCGGCGTGCGGCAGTTGAAAATTATCCGCGTTGAGCGTGACGGGTTGGTGCGTTTCCGTTTGGCTTCTTCGGTGTGATAGACCACGTGAACAGGCTCGTGAAGGATCGCTTCATTGCCGGTCTGCATGGCTTTGGCGACTTTGATCTTCATCGCGTTGAATTCGTCCAAGAGCGTCGCCATCATTGCACCTGCATCTGGATAAACTGCGTGGCTTTAATCGCGCCCATAAGAAAAGCGGCAATCATGGCGTCGGCCACGTTTTGATTCGGCTCCATTGTGGATAGGAGTTTGTACTGTATATCTCCGAGGATTTCCACGAATTCGTCCTCGGTTATGCCTGTGAGTTTTAGCGCCAATTCGTTATTGGTGGTCATCACTTCACCCGAACGAACGGAACTTTCTCCCGCTCGAAGTAGGCTTGAAGTTCGTTGAGACCTTCATCGCCGACGATGATCGCCTGCTCTTGTTCATGCCAATGCGGAAGGAGTTCTTGTTTGTGGGCGTGTTTAAGCGGCCCCGGCCCGTCTATGACGTAGTGTCCGCGCTGCTCTTCGTGGCGATATGTCATCGGGGCAGACTTTACCGTTACCCCGATGCTGCGCTGGGCGTCGGCTTGATCTCTGTCCATTTGTTTGATGTCTGTCGGCGTGACATTCTTAGCCTCTGCCATCTTCCGCTCGACGACTTCGCGCTGAGGCCCGGTGAGCTTCTTCAGCGCTTCGGCCTCGCGTTCGAGGTAGCGTTGCTCTGCTTCGTCTACGTGTTCAATTACGCGGCGTCCTGGCGTGATGTCCTGAAACTCCCGCGTCTGAGTTTCTTCGTGAATCAGTAAACCGCCAGTCTTCGGGTAGGCCGTTCGAGTCGCTTGGGCCTTTGCACACTTAGCGAGCATCAATCGGGGCATACGGCGAACGAGCGGCGACCGGCCGACATCGGGATAGATTTCTTCCCACCAGACTTTCGCGACGGTAGGCTCAGAGCAGCCTTTTTTACGCGCTTCGATCCGGCACCACTCCGGCGCTTTGATCTTTCCACTCTTTTTGTTGTAGGAGTCGTACCAGGCGATTTCGACCATAGGGCCAAACTCTGGCTCCGAGAAAGAACCAAAATCCGCATGATCTCGCGCAGCGATGTGCAAAAGGCCATTTATACCAACAGTCGGAGCGTAGACTGTCGCACCTTCTTTTCCGTCACTCGCTACCGCCTTTGAATCCCATCGAGGTACAAACCAGATTTGCTGCTGGAAAGGGTCAAGCTGGTATCTCCGCGCGACGGTGAGGCAATACTTCATTTCTTCGTCAGAGGCACCCTTGCAGATCGCGTTCTTCAGGATCGTTACTTCATCCGGCGAGACGATCCACGGTTGAAGTTGTTGAGGCGCTTTGACGACGATGGAGTCCGGTTTGCGCCCGATGTGGCGCTGTTTTCGGCGAGCGAGCTTCTGAATCGGCCGGCGCTTAGATTGAGTCTTCAAGTGGCACCTCCGCTCGCAATTCTTTCTCTTTGGCTACCGCGTTTGGGCTGAATATTTTTAGAGCACTGATCAAGTCCGAGGCCATTTTCGGGCCGTGAGACGGGCACGCGTGCTTTGCACTCATGTCAACTTTGGTATTTTTCCGTAAGCGTTCGATAGTGACGCTACTCAGGTTTTCAGTTCCCTCGTCCTTAGTGATCTGGAACCAGCCATCTTGCTGTTCTGTTTCCGGTTCGATTTCCGGTGTGTAGCAGTAACCCGCGTAGTCGCACTTCATTTCAATCTTTACACTCATTGGCAGGATTTCCTTTCGATGGACTGTAGCGTGAACCATATCTCGTACACGTAGTCCCTCAATTCAGCTAATACTGCAACTTTCTCGCGTTCCAATTCAGCCATTCCCTCTTCGACCGCAAACTCCCTAATTTCTTCCGGTGTCATATTGAATCCTCGCAAAAAACTTCTATCCCGGGGCACTCTTTCTCCGCCGCCGCTTTGATCTGTGATTCTGTCCAGCCCTTGTTTGCCGAGGCCGTGGAGCGCACCATCTGGCCGATGGCTACGGTGTCGGCCAGCATGAATCCGCGAGGGATTGAGGATAGATCGTTGATCCTGAATTTCCAGTTAACTCTTGCTTTTATGCCTGCGACCTTTGGGACGTTCGGGGCAACGGTCACAGTCTGCACCGGAGCTGCTATAGGTTCGGGGATCTTCTTCTTTGCCGCGCGCGCTTCGTCGGCTCGGCGTTTATTCTCAGCGTCTTGCGCTTCTCTGGCTTTCCGGTTGATCTCGTCTTGCTCGCGCTGCGCTGCTTCGCGTTCGGCTCGTTTCCAGGTTTCGGCCTTTTGTTCTGCGATGGCGACGATTTGCTTCGCGCCCTCGACTTTCTCGTTTTTCTGATTCGTTAGAAGGGCAAGATGCTCTTTGGCCGACCGGATGCCGGGAGCAAAGACTTCTTCCCATCGCTTGATGAATCCGCGGCCCTCGACCACTATATTGCAGACCGCGATGTAGTCTTGCTGGGTTTTTACGACGATTTGCTCGGCTCGCTGTCTAACGCTGACGAGTCCGCTTTCAATCATTTCGACTTGCTGTGTGCTGGCGCTCACTGGTGTTCTCCTTTTGAATTTGCCTTCTTAGTTCATTGATTCCCGGCGTCCACTTCACCTGCTTTTCAGGATGTGCTGATTCATGGCATCGGCGGCAGAGAGTTACCAGATTCGACAGATCGTCTGTGCCGCCTTTACTCCTTCGGATAATATGGTGCGGGTCAAGTTCTCCCCAATGCGGCCCCGGCCCCTGGCATTTGTACTGATCTCGCTCGAAGCATTCTTTCTTTCTCTTGCGCCATTTGTACGGACTGAGCCTCTTAGCCACGAGCCATCTTCTCCAATTCCTGCACGCTCATCGGCTCCGGGCGAATCTCCCTGTTGAGGAGTTTCTCAAGACAAACCAAAGCCCTTGATCCGCAAACCGGACAATAGGCTCCGCGCGCATCGGAAACACATTCGCAGTCGGCGCACAGCACGGCGGTACGGAGAGGGAAGCTCACCAGTACCTCGCAAGAACCAGGCAGAAACAAACTGCCAAGCCCAAAACGATTCCGAATACTACTGAGAAAATGACATCGTTGCGCTTCATGCGAGCGATTTCCTCTTGAAGTGTCATCGGAAATAAACCTCGATCAGAATCGCCAAGCTGATGGCAAACATCAGCGAGACGTATAGAGTTTTACGCATTCGCTTTCTCCTTTGGATAATCTTTGCAGCAATCCCAAGTATTGTGGATGACGTTAAATCTCGGTTTGAATTGATGGATAGCTTTCCTCTCGCCTTCTCTTGCTGCTTCGCGGGTCGAGAACCATCCCAATATTACGATCTCAACGCGCCGAAGTTTTTTGGCAAATCGAAACCACTTGCGGTTGCGCGTCCCGCCCATAGTAAACGGCCTCCCTGCCGCGCCGAATCCTATATAGATGATCTTCCCTTTGACTGCATAACCGTAAACGCACAATTTCTTAGGATAGAAGTCTATCCGGGAAGTTTTCACCCCTTCGCTCCGTTTAGTTGAGATCCGAGGTGCTTGATAACTTGGGCCGCTAGGCGCTCGCTGATGGCCCTGCGCTTGACCGACGCTCGAAGCGTTGTGCCTGCAAGCCCGCACAAAAGCCCTAATTCGTTCCATGTGAGGTTGCGGTCGAGCCGGAAGGCGTGAACCTTTTCCATGAGTGTTGCCTGTTGTTTGGCTGTCATGCAGACAATGTACACGCACTCAAAATCCATTGCAAGAACTATTTTCATTTATTTTAAGATTTCTCTTGCTTTCCATATTTAGCAGGGGTATTATTTCCGTGTTGTTACCTTTCATTGCGAGGAGACGCAAATGAACGAGCGAACGGTTTCATCCTCTTACAAGTTCCCGGTGACGCATATCCTGAACCCGATCAACCGGAAGCCTTTTCCAACACTGCACGGCAGCAAGAGCCGCCTGGTTACGACGCCAGCGTGCAAGGAATGTGGCCGCGAGCTGATCCCAAATTTCCTGCGCTCAACTCCGCGAGGCCATTACTACGATGGCGAAGTCCTCTGCGGATACTGCAAGGGCGAACGCGATCGGAAGAACGCCGATGACTGACTCCACAAGAGAACGAGCGGCGCAATGGCTACGGAAGCATGGAATTTGGATTTCAGAGAGAAGCGATATTCTTGATGATTTAGCGGCCCTGTTGCAGTCAGTTGAGTCCTCCACGGCGCAGGCGTGCTACGAGAAGGCGGCGCAAGAGTGCGAATCTATCGCAGCTGCAAATTATACTGGCGGCATTGATACAGCCGATGATTACGCTCGCAGATGCTTGGAAGCTGCCGCCAAAAGTATTCTGGCCCTCGCGGGTTCCCCTGCCCCGGCGATCACGGTAAGCACTGGCGCTTCACCGAATGCAAGTCCCCCGTCTTGGTCGCAACGGGAATACGAAAAAGGTTATTTGAAGGGGCGGCACGAAGCAGGAGAATCCCGAGAGGTTCCAGTGTTTCCGCAAGAAGTCCTAGATGGCATCGCGCAAGGCCGCAAAGATGTTGCAGAGGGTCGCACTGTTCCAATCGAGGATGTTCGTGAGCGTATCAGCCAAGAAAGCGACTGTGAACATACTTGGATTGAGGAGTATTACGGCTACCGCTGTTCAAAGTGCGATTGCTTTGTCGCATACGGTTGCGAGCCGTGGGCCTATTTCGATGAGTACGAGAACGACAGCGATTATCCAACATACAACGATCTGAGGTACGAAATATGAAGGCGCTCTCGCGGATCATCTCTGCTTGACTTCACGATGTACGCGCTCGGCCTCGTTCTCGGTTATTTCGGGGATTAAGCTGCTGGTGCGGGCGCAGCCGGCGTGTTGGCTGCGACTGCTGCTGCCAGAGCATCCGAAGAAGTCTTCAGTTGCGTCTGTAGTGCTCCCAAAGCGACTGGATCGGTTCCTGCGGCTGCTAGCGCGGCGGCAAGCCCTTGAATCAAAGTGACTGCCGAAGCTTCCACGGTCGTATTTTCTGCCACCTGTGCTGTCAGAGCGGTTAAATCTGTCATTTCTTCCTCCAATAGGAATAGGATTCGATCAAGTTTTCGTTCGATTCGTTTCATCCATGCGAAACACATTTTAAGCAGTCGGAGCGGTCAACGCCGCGACCATCTTCGCATAAGCTTCGTCGTTTCCTGCCGTGACCTGCTTTGCCTGTGCAAGAATTTGATCGTCAGTCAGACCGTGTTGGGCTTTGAGTTGCCCGATTAGATTCAGAATCGCCTGCAATGCCATCAATCCGAGATTCACCGCTGCGGTAGGATCCATTACGCGCCTCCGAGTCCGGCGATGATTGAGCTCACCGCCGTTGTAATGCCGTTGACGATAACCGTGACCGTCTGCGAAGCCTTCGCATTCGATACATGAATCAGCGCGAGCTGCGTCGGATTGTTCAGTGTCGTGTTAAACGCCTGAGCGCACGCCGTAAAGGTTCCAGGCTTCGATCCCGAAGTGTGCGCCGTGTCGATGCAGGTTATAAAAGCCTCGTCGCCTTTGTTGGCGTATTCCAGATAGCCAGCGACGTTGAGAGTTTCCGCCGGGGTGATGAGCCCCTGTTGTTCAAGGCCGGAGAGGGTGGACATCCCCGCCGCGATTCCCGTCCCGATGTCTGCGGCTGCTTTTGCTGATGCACCATAGGGGTCTTTACATCCGACAAGCGCGATTGCGAGAAATGCGACTGCTAAAATCCTTCTCATGTGATGCTCCATTCTTCCGGTGACGGGCCAGGTAAGGCTGAGATTACCTGCAAAGTGTTGTCGGTTGCAATCCCTAATCCGATGCGTTGCCTTGCGAATAACGGGAGAACGATGCAGCCGTCGCTTGCCGAGTTATCGAGCTTCTGATTGTCTCCATGAATAAAGAACCCAGACCGGCCAAACATTTCGTTTGCCCCGTCTGGAATCAGCGGCAGCGCATAGGCACCTACTTTCGGTTCATGCGGAATCGGTTCGCCGATGGTGTAGAAGCCCACCGGCAGAGGCCCATGATCTTTGACTGCAATCATCAAAGGATTATTCAGACCGTCGCCGTTCCCGCTGTAGCCTTTGGCGAGCAAGTTCCCGCCGCGAGACATTCGGCCATTGGCGATTTCGTAGAGCCACGCCATCAGGAAACGATTTGCGCGAGAACCCAGAAGAAAAGACCTGCCGCGATCAATCGAGCGCGATGCGGTTCAGGGATGATCGAAATGAAAACTGCGGCGATGAAGAAAAGTACAAGTGCGAGTACCAGACAAATCAGTTTCCACGGTGCGTTCATTTTATATTCACTCCTAACGGCGGCGTTGATGTTCGATTCGATCTAATTGCTCTTTGATTCCTTTCAGTTCGACTGCATGTTCGCGGCGCGGAACGAGGTCGTCTTTCGCGAGCTTCTCCAAACTCCCGATCCGATTCGTGACATTATGATAGATCGCTCCCGCGAGTCCGACGAATATCCCGATAGCTGCGGTGAGTCCGATCCGCCAAAGTGTCAGCCACGGACTTTCTGCTGTGGGCGTAGCTTCGACTGAAGCGATAAACGCAAACGCACCGACAAACGGCGCGACTTTTGCGAGAAACAATGCGAGGTGCTTCGAGATCAGTTCTCCGGTCAAGGAGCCGCCTTAATTGGTGGATTATTCGGAGCCGGGGATGAAGATGCGGTGACAGGCTCAGGGGTCGGCGCGACAGGAACCATAGGAGCGGCCGACTGTAGGAAGTTCAGTATACCTTGAAGTGCTTGGATTCCTTGAAGCGCCTGGTATCCGGTTTCCTGATAGAGAAACTGTTCAAGCACGTGGAAGCCAGCGACAGCCATTACCATGAAATTGATGTTTGCAAGAATGAGCGTGTGCGTGCCGTCGGGATTGGACGCCCATGTATAGTGAATTCCGACGGTGACAAAGAACGCCGCCACGAGAGAAATAAACCGGCTCATCACTTTGGTTCCCGCCTGAATCCAAGTGAGCGACTTCAGTTTTTTTAGCCACTGAATCCCGGCAATCACCGCGACCGTGCTTCCAAGATGAGTCGCTAGTAGACTTGTGTCAGCGTCCATTGTCGCTCCTAAGGCGTTTTTAGTTTGCCACAGCCGCCAGCGCCGCCGGAGCCCCCGGAGCCAGCAATAAAAAAGTTGCATTCGCTTCGTTCGATGGGCCAGATTCCCCGGCGCTATTCACAGCCGTCACCACATAGAAGTATTTCGTCCCGCCCACTCCGGTCGTGTCCACGTAGGTCGTCGCCGGAGCTGCGACTGTCGCAAGTTGGGTTTCCGATCCCGCGCTCGTGCCGCGCTTGACGTTATAGCTTGTCGGTGCGCCTCCGGTCGTCGGTGCCGTCCAATTCAGAGTGATGTTGTGTCCAGCCTGCGCTCGAAGTCCTTTGAGCGTCGGCCCGAAGATCAGCGAAACAATCAGAAAAGCAAAAAGAAGCCACGGCAGAATTCTTTTCATAGCAAATCTCCTATGCGCGGAGCATACCTGAAGACACTTAGACTTCCTGTTGATTTTTCTGGCAAGGTGTCTTTTACGGTAACGGGAAAAATATCTTGTAACTTGGTATCCCACCAGGTGCCGCGGTTCCTCCGGTCGGTCTAAAAGCGGCTTCCAAAATCCCGCACGCATTCGTGGCAGCGCACGAACTTGTGAACGTGAATGTCGGCGTGTAAGTTCCGGTCGTGAGAATCTGGTATCCCGCCGCCGGATTATTGTTGGAACCTCCGGAAGTCACCAGAGGAGCCGAGACTGCAAACGTCGGCCCTGTTCCCGATGAGTTGGCTTCTGCTACAAGAATTTCGCCTGCAACTAAGGGCGTAAAGGTTCCTGATACGATTGGAGACGATGCCGATTGGTAGCCAGTCTGCAAAGTGTTGTCGCCGCCGAAAGAGGCGCAATTCGCACATTCGATGGCAGCGTAAAGCGTTCCCGTAGTCACTCCCGCGCACGAGACGGTATCCGCCGCCGTAGACGGAATGATCCCGGCTGAAATAGACATGATCCCTTGCGCGGAAGTTGAGCGATTGGTTACGCCTCCGATAGCGACCACCTTAAACGGAGTTCCTACCGTGTCCACACATCCGGGAACGCTATAGTTTCCAGACCCGGCTTGCCCGTTTAGAAGGATAAGCAGGTGTCCAGCGGTGACATTTCCGGGCATCGCGAAACCGGACGCAGTACCGCCGCTCGTACCCTGCGTGAATGTGATTGTGTTCATGCTCGATGCGACTTTAAGCGTGGCGTTTAAATCTGCGGTATTCGTTCCATCCGTTACGTGGAACGTGATCGAATTGGTCGGCCCGGTTGTCGGTGTGCCGGTGATTTCTCCGGTAGACGTATTGAGCGACAGGCCAGTTTGCAGCGCACCCGATGTGATTGACCAAGTATAGGCTCCAGAGCCGCCCTGAGCGAGCAGGGTGTAATCATACGCTGTAGACAATGCACCGTCGGGTAGTGTCGTCGGGCTCGTCATAATTATTCCTGCGGCAGATTTGAACGCCACGATTGCGACCGTACCTGTGGCTTGCCCTCCCGCTGTCCACGTCTCGGTTGTGGCCCCTTTTACTCCACCTATAGCAATGCCTTGCGCTCCGCCATCCGCGCCGCCAAAAGTTGAGAGCGTTGCGCCAGGACTCTGCAATATGAAACTTTGCACCGAACTATTTCCTCCGATGGCTGTATAGATGAGATCGCCATTCAGGGTCGTTGTTACTGAGGGCGTTGTCACGGTGGCGGGAGTACCGCTGAAAGCTGCCGAACCCGAGACATCAACGGTGAGAGTTAGGCCGGTCAAATCAACTTCAAAACAATGCACGTTCTGCCACGCACCGCTAGTTATAGACCAAGTGATAGTCTCTGCACCGCTCGAACCGAGCGTCGTCGAATACACCGCGATCTTTGCCGTATTTGAAGTGTTGATTAGATTTTGAGTCCACGAAGATGATCGCGTATCCGAGAATGTCGGCGTGCTTGTGCTGGTTTCCCAAGTATCGGAAGTAATTATTCCATTTCCGCTCGTCACGTTTTTAGGGAATACGCAAGTCGCCGTAGCAGAGTTGATCGAACTAGGTTTTCCGACCTGGATGACGGGCCAATAGGGGAAAGCTGCCTTCGCGGGACTAACGAACAATCCAATTAAAAACAGGAAAAGGAAATATCGAATCCTCATCGAACCACCGTCCAATTCAGAGTGACCGCGCCGGGAGTAATCGAACTTCCCGTCCAGTTGCACACTAAAAAGTTCACATTATCCGCGGTCGGGTAGGCATACACGGTTAGAAGTCCGGTCGTGGCTCCGTATCCGGTGACTCCGTGAATGTCCGCATTCGGTGTTGCTGTAATCGGATCGGTGGTGAGAGTGCCGGTTGCCGTCGTTGTGACAACCGAGGCACAGGCACCTGAAGAAATCGAACCTGTACCGAGTGCTGAAGTTCCTGCGGCTATTGTGGTGGAGTGCCGGTCGGCATAGGCCGTCGTTGCGATCTTCGTGGAATTATCGTTCGCTGATTGTGTCGGTGCCGTCGGCGAGCCGGTAAGAGCAGGAGATGCGAGCGGAGCGCAGCCGGTACAGGCCGCTAGAAGCCCCGCAGCGGTGTCCACGATTCCAGAATCCACCGGAATGTTTGCAGCACCAAACGCCACAAGATGCGTCGAAGTTCCTGCGAAAGAAGTGCCATTCAATTTGCTCGTCGTTGTCGCGCATGATCCCGCGCTCGTTGTCGTGTCGCCCGTCAGAGCGGGTAATTGTCCGCAAGTGACGCTTGCCCCACTGCCGCTTTGCGGATCGAGAAGTTCGAAAGAAGTCCCATCATAGACCGCAGTTGCAACAGAGCTCGTAAGAAGGTCGTTTGCTACAAGGGCCGAGCCATTCGCTTTGACGATGGCTTTCGCACCGATGCTGTTCACGTTCAAAGTCGCGGCTGTCGTGTTAGCGTGAGACGGAATCCATGACACCGCCTGCCCTGCCGTCAGTGTCGTGATCGCCGGGGAGTACGTGACCGTCTGAGCGTTGGCCGTACCGCCGCCGGTTCCCGCCCAGCCGAGATATTTCGCATTGACTGAGAAAAGCGGTGGCGTCTGTGCCCGGGCTGGAATCGCAAAGATCAAAAGCAATAGCAGATATTTTAGCTTGTCCATACTTCAGCCTCTCCTGTTACTCCTGCATCGGAAGCTACTAAATAGAGATCGCTTGCATCATAAGGCGGTTCCTGGAGCCAGATCGAACCACCAGATGACATTCGGATTATAACCAGAGTCGGGGTTTTGCCGAGCCCGTGGGCTACGGTGAAGTTTCCAGGCGCGCTTGGTGCCAAAGGAATTTGTGCTGAAGTGACGACAGTGATCGTCGGCATGTGCAGCCAGACATAAACAATTCCTGAGACGCCAACATCGGAAGCTACAAGGTTTACATCTGTTGCGTCGTAAGGCACCGTTTGAAACCAAATAGACCCGCCAGAAGTCATTTGCACAAGAGCTAAGGCTGGTGTCGCTCCGAGGCCGTGAGGAAGGGAAAAATCTCCGGTATAGATGGGCGAGATCGGAATCACTGCATCGGGCAGAGCCATAAAACAAACTGCCGTTCCTGAGACTCCAGCATCGGAAGCTGTGAGATATAAGTTCGTTCCATCAAAGCCCGGAGTCTGAAGCCAGATGTTGCCTCCAGATTCCATCTGCACAATCACGAAAGAAGGCGTCGAGGTCAGACCGTGAGCAACCGTGAAATTGCCTGCATAAGTAGCGGTGATCGGAATCTCAAAGACAGCCAAAGTCCCACCACCAGGCGAACCTGGATTCGGAACGCTGGCAGAGAGTTTGCGGAATTGCAGAACTGTATCAACGCCATTCAAATTGACGGTGATCGGAACGGGCGAGCTTGCCAGCCATTCGACGTTGATGCGACCTGGCGGCGCCGGTGGAGTCGAATCGCTGAAGTCTATATTTGTCGGAGTCGGCGCGCTCATGTCTCATTCACCAAAAAGACTCCCGGTGTGGCTCCGGCTGAATTGACGCATCCCGGCGTATCTGTCGGTGTGTAGGTGTAAGCCGTCGCATCGGAGAGTGACTGCACTCCTGCGCCTGTTTGATTGAAAGCCGTGAATTTGAAATAAAGAGTTTTGCCGATCCAAGTAGGATCAATCGGGATTCGCAAAATGCCTGCCGCATTCGGATTGTTCGGATCGAGGAAAGCAAATCTTGAGCCGTTAGGATGATCGACTCCGGCCCCGACGGTCGGCATCCCCCAAACTGCCCTTCTTAATTCGTTTCCTGTGCCTGTCGCCATCAGTTCGTAGTTATACGGAGACAAAAGGTCTGCAACGGCATAGGCCATCAATTCGTAAGGAATTCCAGACGCACCGCCTTCGACATAGCATGGGTACACAAAATTGTTTTCATCATCGACGGAGTATGAAGCCAGTTCTCCCAAAGATTCCGTGAGATCGACCGTCAGATTATCGGCCATGTCCGGGTCGGCGTGTGCCGGCCAATCGCCCACAGTCACTCCTGTCGTCGCGTTGCCCTGAATGATTCCACCGTTGGGCCCGAGTTGGTTGTAGCTTGAACCTCCATCGGTTGAAATGTAAGCCACACACCCGCCGTAAGCGGCAGAAGCCCCGGAGATCACAAACCAGAGATCATTCAGGTTATTCGTTCCTGAAAGTTTCGGCGGTGCTTGGAAGATGATTGGGGTATTCACACTGCCGGGATCGGCACCAAATTGCGGCTGATTCCCGTTCGGGGTTGTGACGGTCAACGTCTGCGGAGAACGAAGGCCATAGATGAAAGGTTCCGCTTCACATTCCACTTCATAATTTGAATTCACTTTGACACTGGTGAGCCGAATCGGAATCGTTCCTGCGAAGGGCTGATTCAGATTCGTTGCGGGCATGGTGGACTGGATCGGGATTGTTATCAGATCCATCGCCTCAAGAAGCGCCCACTTGCCTTGTAACTTGAAAGAGTACGAATTGCGGATGATGTTCGTCTCGCGAATCTTGATTCCCAAGATGGCTCTGGCTACGACGGTTTCAGTGATCGAGGCAAAGACTTCCGGCGAATCCTTCCGAGTCCCATAGAGAGACATCGAACCGTTGTCCGGCTCTGAAGCTACTGTATTGTTATAGTCGGCCTCTCGATTCGGATATTGAATTTGCTGAAGGTTCGGAGAATCGACTTGTGCCTTCCGAGTGATCGTCACCGGGGGATCGCCGCCCTCTGCAATGAAGTCTGATTCGGTGATGTTCGCCACCGGCCCCGATGCTGTCGGAGAAATATAGACGGCTCCATTTCCGGCAAAACTCTGTTCGGCATAAGGAATTGACTTCAGCGAGAATCCAGACCACACCGGGGCGGCATTTCCTGCCCGATAGAATTCCTTTAGCCAGTCCGAAGCCTTTTTCTGCGAGTCCATGAACAAAGAGCCATAGAGACCATACGCCCGGTTCTGAGTCCGCATCTGTTGCATGGTCGTGTCGTCGAGGATGTTTCCAAGTGGCGATGTGAAAGTGTTCGGTTGAGAATTCTTCATCGCGACGAGGATGCCAGTCCAATCGCCAGCACCGAAACTCGGATAAGTAATCGAATATGTATTCGGGAATTTCGTGTTGTACTGACTCAAAGCGTTGAAGCCGGTCGAAATTGCTTTGTTCGGAAATATCTGCGAGACAATTTCCCAGTGAAATGGTGGGTCAGTGAGCGAGCCTGTTCCGTTTCCGGGCAGGAGCACGAACGAAAAGATGATCGCGGGTTGCCCGACTTTGTTCGTAGTCGTGATCGAATCCGAATAGACTCCACCAGTCCCTTGCTTCACGCTTGTCGCATCAATCGTATCGAGTCCACCGACTTCGAAAATCTCGATGTTCATAAAGCGGTCGTAGTTCGAGAAGCTTAATTCGTTCAGACTTGCATCAATGGCCGAACCACCGCCGCCGTTGGAAACGCAATACCAGACTTGCCATTCATGGGGTGAGCCAGGTATCAGCGGCGTCCAAGAGTTGCCGGCCGTGTCAGTGATTCCGAGCGCGCCGACTCCGACTGTGCTTTGCGACACCATCACAAACAGATAATTCCCTGCGGTGTTTTTTAGATCATAGGTGATCTTGCTGAACCAAGGATTTACGCTTCCGGCCAAAACTTTCTTTTGGATGAGTCCGGGGAAATCAAGACATCCCAAACCATGATGAATGTCACCGTATCCTACCGCCGCTCCTGTGCCAGCCTGCGCGGGCCCGCTCTTGAAAACGTCTTCGATCATGTCGGAATAATCGCAGTCACCTGTCGGCCAGACCGGGAACATTCCCATGATTTCTGGCAAGGTAGCTGCAGCTACACCGCTTGAACCCATATCAAAGTCTGAGGATTCCATCCCTGCGTATTCGGGATAGATGATTCGCTGGGTTGGGTAATTTGCGAATTCAGTTCCACCACCGAGTTGAGATTCAAAAGCAAGTCTCAGAGCTGTGATCGGAACGTCTGAACCGTCTTTTCCTTTGTACGCAAGATGAAAAGTATTCGGTGCCAGGGCTGCGTAATAAACCGTGACGTAACCAGTCCAGCCGGAAAGATAAGGGACGGAAGCAGGAAAAACTACCGTAGGCCCTGAATAGGGGAACCACTGATAAGTGGCTGGGTATTCCCGATACCCATTTTGTGAAGTCGGATCTGGGCCAGCATAGTTCACATTCCAGAGAGGCGTATCATAAGTCCCGCTGTAAGGCACCGATCCAGGCCCGCCGTAATCGTTGAAGGTTCCAGAGAGATCGACTTCCGCGGTGACGCCCACAACGAAATAAAAGTTCGGGTCTGTGACGGTGACATAACCTGTTGCGTTGGGTGGGGAATGCAAAGACATCAACGAGCGCTGGCTTTTGAAATCGAGTGTTAGTTTGGCGTTGTTGTACCAGAATTGAAGTGCTCCTGCTATCGGGTTATGGCCCAAAAGGAAATCTACGTTCTCGACGAAGTTCGGCGAGCCTTTTTTCTTGCCCTTCTTCTGCGAAAGTCCTGCACCTTTGCGAAGCCCGTTCTGCCAGATCAGCAGCGGAGAGCCGCGCATGCGTCCGTAGTAGACCGGAATCGTCGCTCCATAAACAGAAGTCTGCGCCTGAATTCCAGCGAGGTAGGCTCTCTGCCAGGCATTAGACTTTCCGCCGATCATTGGTTCACCCGGTTAAAATCAAAGGCCGCAATAGGCCGATAGGCCCAGAGCCAGTGTTTCGTCGCATCCACTTCTTCGACTTGAGGTGTCACCGCATGGACGATCTTCGGCCAATCGGTGACGATGGCTCCGTGATTGAAGAATTTCGCGCTTGGAGTCCTTGTCAGAATCAAGCAGCCTGGCCGGATGACTGTCGTTTTGTACGCCACGCCCTCGAGCACCTTCTCCGTATTCCGCATGACGGCCCTAAGATATTTCTCATCGCTCCAATGCTGCCAGCAATCTATCGAATAGGTTTCAAGTTCAAAGTCGTCAATCATCCCTGCGTTCACACCGATTGACATCAAAAGCGATCCACAATCACATCCCGCGCCCTTCACGCGAGCCCGGATGACGTACGGAGTTCCGATCCAGCTTCTAGCCTCAGAGACTATCTGCGCGCGGTGATCCATCAGAGCGCCGTGTTCGGAGCCGGAACGTAGGGGAATCCGGTCGTGGGATAGACCACAAGATCAAACGTCGCCCCTGCCCCGCTGCCGCCCGACGTCGCGGCCCCTGTTGTTGCTTGGTAACCTGTGCCGGGGTCAACGATTGAATACGTGGCCACGGCTCCCCCGCCGCCAATCGTAATCACCTGAATCGTCATATCCGAACCGCCGCCTCCGGTGACAGTCAAGAGGTCACCAGCGGTATAGCCTGAACCTGCCGCGTTGAGTGTCGCAGTCTGCACGGCACCGGCATTCACCGGAGAAGAGGCACTCACGTAAAAAGTGTCATCCCCCGGAGTCGGCGCCCACGGCAGAGGCTCATATAGTGTGATCTGGTTGTAGTGAAAACTTCCAAAGGTCACTTTGATGTTTGAGACAATCCGTGCCAGTTGGCGAGAGAGAGTCGAAGAGCCGCCGCCGTTAAATACCAGAAACCATCCGCGCATCGCGTTCTCGCCATAGATGTGATGAGCGTTCGGGCCAGTCTCATCCCCGATGATGACGCTTGGCGTACTGCCTGCTATCACATCGAATTGAGGGACTGACGCCACTCCTGGCGGCGGTGTGGCTCCGGCATATCCTGCCGTTGCGTTGTTCAGTTCGATAACCTGCGTCGGCACCATTTCGTTCACAACATCGAGGAAACTGTTTACGGTGAACTTGATATTCCCTCGCTTAACTTCTGTCTGCCCGATCCGCCCCCCGAACATCGCGCAAGCCCCATAAGTATTTGCATCCCCGGGCGTCGGCATGAACACCGTCCAACATCTGACGAGCTTGTTGTCAAAGAATCCGATTTGAGCAAGCTGGTAGGGGTTTGCCGTCGCGATGCTCTGGGTAGGGATTGAAAGCACCGGAGTCCAGTTGATCTCGAGGTCTGATACTTCGAGGCCGATCTTCGATTCGATGTCGCCGCGGGTGACCACTGCGGGCAGGAATTTGCCCCAAATGGGGTAGTCAAGCGGAGCTTCCCAATTCGTCAGCCGTACGGCCTGCGGGTCGTCGTAGTCGCCAATCAGGTAAATATCGGCCAGCTTGAACTTATTTCCGGCCGCAAGATAGGCCGCGACCGTCGCCGTGGTATCAACTCCGCTTCCGCTGAGGACTTGTCTCATGTTTTACTTTAGATGTTCCACGTGGAACGTCGTTCGCCTTCCGTTCGCTTGACAGCCATTCCGCAAGAGCGCACTCTCTGACCATGCCCTTCGACTTAAATCTTGCTGGCATCGCTCACAACATCGTGGCAGCGCTAATAGTAGCCGGGCTGCTGGCCTGCGTTGTGAAGATAGCCATCTATAGATACCAGAACCGCTAGAAGCGCCCTACGCCGTCGCTGGGCGCGCTGTGATGAGTTCTAGCGTGCCGCTGCCGTTCTTCCCGCCACCGCCGCCGATTGTCCATAACTGCTGCATAAACTGTTCGAAGTCTTGGCTGTCACTGGCAAATCTGACCCGGAAGTAGAAGTTACAGGCTATCGTGACCGGAGAAGCTGGCGCCGATGCACCCCAGTCGAGATAGAGCCCAGAGTACGCATAACCGGGAATCGAAAGCCCTGGCCCCGCTACGGTATAGTCCACCGATGGCGTTTTAAGCGTCCCTCCGGCCCAGACTCGCAGAGGATTGATGCTGGTATTCAGATCCGTCACGTCCTCTTGGAAGAGGCTCCCCATGTTCCTTTGAATGGGTGAGTAGTAAGTCGGCGTCGGCATCCCATCGTTGATCGTGTCCAGATATTGCGCCGTGTTGCCGGGGAAGACTCCCTGATCTGCCCATGAGCCGGTGCCGTCCGAAACGCTGCCTCCGCTGTGATTGAAAGTTGGAATCGTCAATCCGGTTATTCCACCGCTCCACTTTTGCGCGTGCCCGGCGGAATCTATGATGATTTGAGCTGGATTGAAATCCCATCGCGCTTTCCAAATCTGCGGCCCGATCCAGTCGTCTGAAGGATCGTCAAAAAGGAAATCGTCGTACTGCCCTTGATGTTCGAGCCAGAAGCCCATCAATTCTCTGAGGTCAGTCTGCGGAGAATAGGGCTGTGTATTGTTCGGGCTGTAGTAATTATCGTAGAGATATTCGTAGATAAGTTGCCACGTCCAGATCGGGTTCTGAGACTGAGCGATTCTGACTTCCGCCATGTTTGCGGCAGTCTGAACGATGGAATTAAACTTCGGCGTCTTCGTGACCGTCCAAGTCAGACCTTTCACTGTCGGATAGATTGAATTGGACATTAGAAGCGCGCCGCTCCGATCTGGCCTTTGCGGATGCCCATCTTCACAGCTTTCACCATATCCTCGTGCGACATGTTGGAGCCCTGATGATTGATGTGAATGGCGACGCGATTGTTAATTATCCTATTCCCGCCCGCGCTCAATCCTCCGCTTGGAACGGAAGCATTGAATGTGTTAATCGCTGGAATCGCTCCCTGAAGAGCCGTTGAAATCGGAGCAGGCAAAACCATTTCTTGACCGTGCGCGATGATCGGCATCGCTGTGCTGGCCGAACCGGGAACGAGTCCGCCCTCTTTGAATGCGAGGGCCGCGGCAAACACCAGAGGCCCGACAACCAAATCAAGAGGGAATCCGACGCTCGCCATCGCCTTCGCTGCTGCAGTTTTTGCGCTATCGAGTCTCTGAATCGCATTTTCCGCCAAAGATGAAGCCGTGGCGGTCTGATTTGCGGTCTGTGTCGCTGCCAGTTTCAGAATCTCTGCGGCAATCCACTGCTCGACCATCTTCAAGACGGCGTTTATGAAATTCTCAGCCATGCTGTTCCATACGTTGATCATCGTCCTGGCGAACGATTGGCCGGTATAGATCATCTTGATAAATTGCTGATTGAACGTGTCCGCGCCTCTCTGCATGGCGTTCTGCATGGCGCGTTCGATTTCCTGCCAAGAGGACAGCATCGTGGACTTGAGTTCGATTTGCTTGATCTGTATTTGTCCCATTGTCGCCTGTATCTGTTTCATAACTTCTTCGCCAGCGCGCATCGTTTCGATTTGTTCCGGGGTGAGAATCCCGCCGCTGGCTAGAATGGCCTTCAATGGAGCAACCGTAATCAGCACCGCGCCAAATTCTTCTCGCATTCGTTCTAATTCAGCGTTGTAGTTTTTCAGTTGTTCATCGTTGAAAATGTCTTTAAGTGCTTCCGTGATCGGGCCTGCGCTCAACCCAGACAGGGATGCTTTTTCCTGCGCTGTGCGGACTTCGGCCTGATGCTTTTCGTCGGCGGTTATCTGTTCTTGGGCGTTTCTGGCCTCTGTTACCTGCAATTCGGCCATGCGCTTTGCCGCTTCTATTTCGTCTCCGATTTCCTTGTCCAGAATGTCTCGTCTTTTTGTCGCAGCTTCGCGGTTGTTCTCCGCGATCTTTTCATCTTGGGTTTTGTAGATGTTCACGACTTCCGCTGAATTCGCGGCGGCGATCTCTCGCTGCTTGCGAACAACTTCCTCGTATTTCTCCGGCTGTTTCTTGTACAACTCTGCTTCTTGGTCTAGTTCATCGTTCTGGATTTTCAGCGAGGCATAGGCCGCATTAACCTTGTCCGTGAGTTCCTGTTCGAGGGCTGCGTTGATCGCTACCCTACGCGCTTCAACTTGATCAACTGAGAACTGCGGCATTCCTTCAGCGGCAATAAGTTTCTGTCCGGTCAATTCCTCTTGATTGATTGCGGCTGTTTTGGCGATGCTTTCCTGTACCCGTTCCTCGGCCTGGATTCTCTTGAGCGTGTTATCCAGTTCTTCTTTGGCGATGTCAGCGGCTTTGTTCTTAGTCTGGTCTGCGATGATTTCTTTTTGGGCGATCAGATACTCTTTTTCAGCTTCCAGTGACCGCATTGCTAGTTCGGTGCGTTGGGCGTCAAGATAGCGCCCTTCCTGCATTTCCGCATTCTGCGCTTGCGCGGCTTTGGTTATTTCCTGCTCGATTCCGTTGATCGCGGCAGACACGTCTTTGTTTTGCAGGACTTTTACATTGATGGCGGTGATCGCTTTTTCGGCATCGTCCGACGAATAGGCGGTAATCTTGGCGTTGGAACTTGCCGCAAAGAAGTCTTCCATCTTTGCGCGGACGATAGTCCACCATGAAGATTCCTCTTCGAGCGCCTTAGTCAACGTCTTGGTTTCGTTCGTCAGATTGAGACTCAGCAAGGGAATGTTGCTCAATTCTTGTTCGTAGGCTGCCAGTGGCCCGACTGTCAGCTTGGTATATTCCTCGTTGAGCTTCATAATTTCATCGTTCTGTTTCTGTGCAGCCTCTGCGACTGCGTGCTCTGCGTCGGCCACTTGTTCTTCTTTGTGTATGAGTTCTTCAATCTTGGGAATGAACGCAGCTAGAAGTGCGACAGGCAATGCGAGCTCGAATGCTAGGCCAAGACCGGGAACGCTTGCAGCGAGGCGCCCGATGGCACCGCCAAGAAATCCCATTCCCAAAGTGGCGCCTGCGGCGCGTCCGGTGATGTTTGCTACCTGCCGATCGAGGCCAGTCGTAGCGATTGCGGCTGTTTCCAGCTTTGGAGCTGTGGCCGCTGCGGCATCTCCCATCTCACCGATTGCCACGGCTGCTGTTTCGGCTGCGGCCGATGCTTCCTTCGCACTGATCCCGAAGTTTTGAAGCGCGCTGGCAGTTTCTTTGACGGTTAGTCCAGAAGCCATAAATCGCGCTGCTTGCGCGACTACGGTTTGTCCCGACGCTTCAGCTTCGGCAGCGACCTGTTTCAGCTTGGCCCCGAGGCTGTCAAATGCCGCACCGGCCTGTTGCGTTCCAGCAATCAGCGGAGCGACATCAAATTCTGCGCCAACTTTTAGGACGTTCTCGTCAGCCACTCTTTTTGCCTTTCTTCGCCGCGTCGATCATCGCTTGAATATGCAAAGGCGCTAAATCTTTCGACTTCGATCTGCCTTTGGTTCCCGGCGCAAGGTCTTTCATCGCTTTGCCTATTTCCAGAGCATCAACCACTGATGCGCGCCTCTTCGGTTTTACACCGAGATATGCCGCTGCGAGTTCATGCAGAGGAGGATGATCCTCCCAGTATTCGCAAAGAGAAACGCACAATCGAAACGGTTGCTCATAAAGCTCCGCGAATGTCCAGCCGGTCACAGTTATTAGGCGACCCCGAAGTTCGGCTAAAGTCAGGCCGCCTTCGCTCCCCCCGGTTCGACCGGCAACAGTCCTGAAGCGTCCAGAATAGATTCAAGGATCTTTCTGGTTCCCTTCATTCCAAATTCTTTTTTGAATCGCTCGGCAGTCCATTCTTCGTTGCCCGCCGCTTTCAAATTCTCCAAGACTACGGAAATCGTTCGCTCGTTCCAATCTTTGATCGTCGCATCGGAATTATTCGCGAGCGCCTTTCCGCCCTCGACATACTTCTCGGCTGTCTCCCAGTTCATTTCCTGAACTTTGAGCCTGTAGCCGTTTACTTCGATTTCTCGAATTTCCAACATCAAACACACCTCACGATTTTTTGGATTTTTCGGCTCTTGTTAAGCCGTCCTACTGGCGAGCGGTGTTGCAGAGTTTTGAGAGGCGGTGCCGAGAGACGCCGCCCCTCGCGGAGAAACCATGAACAAGCGAAAATAAAATAACCCTAGTCCTCGTAGAAGTCAATTACCTTCCCGGCAGAGTTCGCGTATGCCTCGCCCTCGATGTCGCTGATGAGGTAGTCCGCGCGCTTGTAGGGCAATCCCAACTTGCTGACCTTGCAAGCGTACAAGTGGACGTAGTTCGGGATCGTTCCGACGCCGCCCTGAGAGGCATTCGGCTGATACGGATTCGACAGGAACAATTCGAGGAACGGCCCGAAGCCCTGCGTGTGATTGTTCACCGTCAAGAGCGACCCGGTGACGAGCGTGTACGTATAGCTGATCGTCACGGCCAGAGTTGTGTCGGCTGCTGCAAAGGTGTAGACGCCTGCGCTCACCGTATATTGCCCGGTCGAAGGCGTCCCAGAAGGGATGCGCGTCAAGCGCTGGCCGGTCGCTGCGAAGAAGACGCCGAGGTCGGTTACGAATTCTGCCGATTCGGTGACCGTGACTTGATAGGGCGAGGCCCCGACAGTGTGCGCTTCGCTGACTTCCATCGGAGTGCCGCCGGTGGTGATCGCAGTCTCACCGAAATACAGGTTGTTATAGGCTTGGATGTCGAACCTTCCAGAGCCGGATTTCCAGGTGATTTTGCGATCTGAAATCGCGGTGTCGTCGGGGAACTGGTATTGCCCGCGCAAGTCTTTGATCGTCGCCGCGATCTCGATGTTCACGTCCTGCAGAGTGGCGACCTGAATCGGCGTGTCGTTCGTGGGGATGTTGCCGCCGAGAGGATTGAAGAACAAATTGCCTGCGCCGAATTCTATTCGCATTGTCTAGCCTCCTAAATCCCTGTGTCCACTTTCACCGGAACCAGCATGAACATCTGCTGCGTGTCTGCGGCTGTAGTGCCTATCGTGACCCGGCCTTGTATGTAGCAGTTCGTCACGATGCCGCCTAAAGTCTGCCGCTCGGCCTGTGGGCCTGCGGAAAGAGTCTCTTCGATGCCATCGAGAATCGCGTCCGCGATGTCGTCTGGAATTCCCGCGCTCGAAGCATCCGGCTTGAAATAAATGACGAGGACAAACCACATCGCCCACTTCGTTGCCCCAAAGGCAAAGTTCTGCGAACCCTCTTCTTCTGCGTGAACAACATACATGGCAGGCTGACTAGCAGGAGGAGTGCTTGCAAATACGAGCGGCTTTCGCGTGATAGCTCCCTGCTGAAACTTTGCAGAGCCGAGCGAGATATTCGCGTTCGCTCCCTGAAGGAGACTGAGTAGGGCAGTCGCAATTTGTTTTCGCGGGACATTCACTCGGTAAAAATATACCGATGGAATTTGGAACGCAGGGAAGTTTTAGAGAGAGTGTGTCTTATTCGGCAATCGCTGTTATTCTATACGCCCGGTGATCGCGCCATCACAATGGCGAAGAATCCTTTGTAGCCGTGCACGGCGAACAGGATGAAAGAGGACAGAAGTAGCGGGTTCAACTCCCGCCGCCGGTACTTTCATTCGGCAATCGCCATCTTTCCAAAGACGCAAAGAGTGTCGGTTCCGGCGATGAAGCGCCTGCACAGAACCGGACGATCATCATAGATTCCGCAGCGACCGTCGGGCAACAGCTTCGGGCAATCGAATAACCATGAAATGTATGCTTTTCCTTCTTCATTGATATTTTCTGTGTCGATTGTTTTCGGATTAAATGGCAGACGCATATCTCTGAGGAAATCGAAAACTGGCCAGATCCCTTCATCCTTCCAGAAAGTTTTGATCTCTCCTTTTTGATACAAGCGAAAGTCTTTGCAGCAATCTCCCGGTTTTGGGCAAATAGAGCAGAGCACGTTCTGGGGATGATTTTCTTTCAAGATTGGCAGAGGATTGGGAAGTAACTTCATTCGGCAATCGCAGAGGTGATCGCAGCTTTGAGGTCGTTGATGATCTTCGGCTCCATGTCCGTGAGTCCAGCAAGCATGAAGGGCCGCGGGCGCAAAGGTGGATGGATAACTCGTCGCACGATAACAGTCTCGCCGCCGACTTCAAAGGCTAGAGCCAGAGGCAAACCGCCGCCCAAAGCACGTCTATCTTCTAATGACATCGAGGCGTCTCCACCTAAAGCCCCCGCTCCTTTTCGAGCCCGACGACTCACTTCCGGCAGCGTCGAATAGGCGATGCCATACAAAACGGGATTGATCTCCCAAGAGTGTGCCACGCCTTCTTCTTGAACCGCTGCATAATCCACCGCCTTCCCAGCATTCGGCCCGCCAAGAGTTTCTTTCGTCGTCTGCGGGCCACCCGCTTCCACTTCGGCGGTGATCTTCGATCCATCGAACTTTGCAGGTTTCACGGGATGTGCACGGATTGATGCGGCGATTCCCTTGCCGCCGTCAGCAAAGAACTGTTCCAAAGTTTCGTTGATGATGTGGGATTGCACTTCGATCATCGAGCGCGTCATCTGCAAGGTTAGACGTTCAATGATGCGCGGGCCTTTGGCTCGCATCGAGTCGGTGATTGTTTCGAGGTTTAGTTTTAGAAGAAACATCGCAGAAAGTTGATCCACATAGAACCACAAGCGCACAATACTGATTTCGGGCACCGTGCGATGTGCCCGCGTCTGCAATAAAACATGACTATGCCTTTCTGAGTGGCTTTGATTCTTTTACCGCTGCTTCCATTGCGTGCTGGGCGCAAAGGGCTGTCCCCTTAAACCATGTGACTGAATCCTTGATGCGCGTGCTCACCGATTCTTTCCCCGCAAGCTGGACGACACATTGAAAACACTTCACGATTCCACCTCTTCCAAGTCATCTTCTGGCCCTACTACGATTGCAGCGTCACCGATGAATACGATTTCCTTGTCAGCGTCTTCAGCTTCAAAGGTAAAAACCGAATCTCTATCGCAGACTACGATTTTCATCCCGTCATTCTCCGGTACTTGTAGATTATTGTCTTACAGTCGTCGTCCATTTCCCAAGTCCCGTAAGTTACTGTCCCGGCCCCCTGAGCGAGCGCTCTTGACTTCTGCCCGATCCAGCCGCGTCTTACATAATTGAGAGCTACGGTTTTGCGCGTTGCCATCTCGAGGTCTGGCGGGACGCCGTTGAAGCCTGCTGTGTAAACGATTTCTACATTCTGGATTCCCGGCGAGAATCCACCGCCGTACATGAACGAAGAGCCTACGCCTTGCGAACGATAGTTCTGAAATGTCGCGACTGTCTGATTCATGCCCCCGCGCAGAGAAATGAATTTGCCGTCTCCGTCCACGACCCATCCAGGCGTATTCACATTCGTTGATTGCGGTACTGCAAGGCCATTGATGTTCACAGACGCGACTGCGGTGACCGGCCAGTTGTTCACTTGCTGTCTTGGTGTGCCGCTGCCGTCGTAGACTTCATCGTATTGGACGGGTTGGACAAAAGGCGATTCGGTTGGGAAGCTTCCGTTCTGCGGGCCTCGGCTTGTCAGATAAAGAACGTAGTCTGAAAATGCCGTGATGCAATCTTGGATCTGTTGATCGTCCGTCGTGGGATTCACATAGTTCAAAAGAATTGCTTGCCCTGCATCTGCGGCTGCGAAGTAATACTCTCCATCTAAAAATACGTATTGCCCCGCTGAGGGAGCTGTGGCGACTGAAGCCAGAGCTTTTCCGTTCGCGTAAGAAACTGCAAGATCGTATTGAGCGTTCGGGTTGATGACGTATGGCGACGAGGCGGGAATGTCTGCGGAACTGTTCAGCACGATGCCAGCATTAGCCCACTGCTTTACAGCGAGGAGAGTTGAAAGGTCAATCGCGTTTGGCGTGGGAGTCAATTTTTTTAGGGCGAGCCCTGCGCCAGCCGAGCCCGCCCCGCCTTCCCCTCGTTCCCGATCTTAATTCGCGGAAACAATACCACGAAACCGCTAAAACAAAAAGAGCCGCCCCGATTGCGAGCGGCTCCTTTCATTTGTCTGGGGGAACAAACTTTAAGTTGCGACTCCGGTGATGCCAGTCCGCACTGTCAAGAACGCCGGGATGTAGTCGCCGTAGACCTCATGGACGTAAGTCCCGAAAGTCCAAGCGCGGGTCGTGATCGGCCACTCAATGCCGTAATAATCTCTTTGGACGAACATGCCAGCTACGCCAGGAATCCGCGAAGATGGATATGGGTTTGTGTTCCGGCGATAGACCATCGTGCCCACCGGCAGCATCGGGTGAATCCTGATCGGAATTTCTTCCGAGCCGGTGTCCTTCATCGAGTACAGAGACTTGTATCCGCTGACCGTGAAGCCGCCCAGGATGTTTCCCTGAGAGTCGCGAGACACTTCAAACCGATAAGCAGGGACTCCAGAAGTGTTCGTGAACAGAGCCGCTTGGATATTCCGCTTCACATCTGCCGAACACCAGATTTCGTCTGCGACAGATTGCAAGACGTTCCACTGTTGTTCGAGGTCGTATTCGATTTCGGCCACAGCCGGAACGGAATTCTGTCCGCTGGCCATGCCGGGATTCAGCAAGCCGGTATTGGTCGCCTTTGTTACCGGCGAAGTCGCGGTCAGATCGCTCATGTTGATGACGGTGCCGTTGTTCACGGCCCAAGCGAGGATTCCGGCGAAGTCCAGGACTTCGTAAGAATTGTCGGTGGTCGCCCCGGTGAAAGCCGCGGTCTGCGCGCCAGGTGTCGCATTGCCGAGGTAGATGTAAGGCGTGGTCGTGATCGCCGTCAGATAAGCATTGGCCTTCGCCGGTGTCGTGGCGTCGGTGACATCCACGTACCAAGCCCATGCGAAAGCGCCCTTCTTCGGGACTACCTTCGCTAGAACGAAAGGCGTGGCTGTCAGAGCTTCCGATACGTTCGAGGCCGCGCTGATCGCGCCCATGCCGCCCTTGATCGTGTTGGTCGTCGAGTCGGCGTTGGTTCGCGTGTAGCTGGCGACAAGACCGTTTGCCACTGTCGGCGCTGCCTGATAACCATACTGAGCATTGTTCGGGTCGCCCAGCATGGTCAACTCGACAACGTAGACCGAGACGAAAGTTGAATCTGCAAATCCCGCTCCACCGTCTGAGGTGTAGCCAGCCGGCACTGAAGCCGCCACAGAAGTCGAGGGAGTGTTGGCGGTGCCAAGAGCAAACCCATTCAAGCCGGAGCCGGTGCCAGGATTGCCACCCCAGATGATTGATTCCTCCTGCAGCCAGAGTTCGTGCGCGCCGCGAAGATGCTCGTCTGCGACGTTATCGGTGTACCCTTCACCTGCAAATTCTGCGGTGAAAGTCACCGATCGCTCAACGCCCAGTTCCGCGTAAGTCGCAACGGCATTGTTCTCGTTCGGGGAAGCGGTCGCAACGCGCTCGCCTTCGAGTGCGCCTGCGTAAGAAGTGCCGGGCGAGAGGTAGGTATATTTCCAGTTGGCCGCGGTGCCGTAACCTGCATTGACCTTTCCCCAGCGCGCGAGTTGGTTCCGCATCGGGGTGTTGACGGGGTAAATTAAATATGCGGGGCCGCGCAAATCGTAAAAATTGTATCCGGTGGAAGTCGTGAGTCCGGCCTTCATCATTCGCTGCCGGTAGTCCTCGACCAAGCCCTTCATCATGTCGTTCACGATGGCCGAGCGGTTGTCAAATTCAACGGTGTACTTCGCCATCGCTGCGTTGAATTCCGCTTCGCTGCCGACGCGCTCGCCACGCATCGGAGCCTTGTACTGAATCCATTCGTTGATGCCGTCGCGAAGTCGTTTGAGGTCGCTGACACCCTGGGCATACTTGCGGAGCTGTTCTTTCCGTTCGTCGCGCCAGCCTTTGATGACGTTGTTCCGCATGACGGCTTGCTGGTCTGCGACGTACTGATCGGCAATCGGCCCGGCGTAGGTGCCCATCGTGCCGCGTTCCATTCCGCTGTAAGAGCGTCGATTCATTTTCCCATCCTCCAAGAACCTGAATTATCAGCAACTCGAAACTTGAAAAGTTAGTAAGGCGATGTCGCTGCGACTACTGCATCGCGGGCTTCTGCCCTCTTGACGAGTTCGCCGCTGTCTCGCGGCACGATCCGCAATTTCTGCGTTTCCGGCAATTCCCCGATGGCCTTCTTCACGGCCTCATCGACGCGCTTCTGCATCTCTTCGGCGCTGATTCCGGCTTTGCTGTCGTCGGTCGTTTCAACTTTCGTGAGGTCTGCGAGCAAAGACTTAATCGCCTTATCCGCTTCCTTCTCGTCGTCGCCCATCACGGCCTTGCAAGCCTTCATGCACTTGTCGAGGTGTGCAGAATGCTTTTCGTGCATCGACGCCATTGACTCGTGGGCTTTCATCATCCCGTCGTGGTGTGCCTTCGCTGTTTCCAGATGGGAGTGCAGCGCAGCGATGCCGTGCTTGGCCTTTTCCACAATGTCGGTCTTCTCGAATTCCTCGACCGTGACGCCCAAGGCGTCGGCGCATTTCTTAATCTGTTCAGCGGTTAGCTTCATCGGGCTTTGCTCCTTTGCTGCGGATAGTTTTCCCATAAGTTCGGCTACAACTGCGGATATTTTTGTTAAGCCTGTGTCTAATTCTGAATCATCGAGAAGATTGAGTTTTTCCAGTTCCGCGAGAATCGCCTTCGAGGACGGCGGTTCCATGCCCTCTTGACGGTAGATTTCTTTCAGGTGTGCAATCGCTTCTTCTTTGCCAGGGCCTTCGTATTTGTTCCCACGATAGCCGCCGTGCAGAGCGGCCCAGGCTGCGCCCATGTGCGAATGAGAAGGCTTGCCGGATTCGTCGGTGTAAGGCAAATGCTTTCCATCTGGCACCAAATACTTCACGCCCTTCGAGAGAGATTCAGCAAGAGACCTTGCGATTCGCGCAATGTCCTCATCGGATAGATTCGTCATCTGCGATTCTTTCATCTTCCGCAGAATCTTTTCTTCTTCCGGGCCGGGCTTCGCGAACTTGCGGAGTTCGGTTGTGCCGTCAGCTTTCACATACGAAAAACTTGCTTCAGGATTGGCTCCCCGGTCAACATAGCTGATCTCATTGATCGTCGGGCCGTAGCGTTCATATTCGCCTTCCGGCTTTCGCCAGGCGTACGACCCACCGATGGAATGAGCAGTTAGAAAGCCGCCTTTGAGCAGATGCCACACTTCATCGTTTGCAGGTTCCGAACCGACCCAGACCTGTTTTTCTGCGTCTTTGTATTCGATCTTGATTGCCTTGCCGCCGATCTGGAGCTGGTGCATGACGCGCATGTTTCCAAGTGAAGGGTCTTGGCCAGCGGCTGTCGTCTTTGCGAGAGTCTCGTCAGACCATTTCTGGATTGCGGCCTTGGCGAAAGCATAATCGCAGATTTCTTTGTCGCTGTCGGGCGCTTCAGATGTGACGAGTCCCCAGACCATGTGCGCGGACTCGTCCACTTTTAGAAGCGGAAAGTATTTTAGAAGCGGTTCCACGAGAATGAGGGTAACAGAGCGCCCTAGTCCGATGGGGTGAATGTGCTCAAAACGGCAATTCGTTGCGCGAGTGAACTTCAAACTTCTGAAGCAGATTTGAGACGTGAAATTTTACGGTGCGGATTGTGATCGAAAGAGCGGCAGCGATTTCTTTGTTTGAATGTTCCCGCACCATGTCCGCGACTTGAGCCTGGCGCGCTGAAAGAGTATTCGTACCGGCGCGTGTCTTTATTTCCATTCTCGCTTCGTGGCGAAGCCTGCGGAGCCTGGTCTGTGTGCGAGCAATAGAATCCTCTGCCTTTTCAATCGCAGAGACGAGTCTTTCCAGACGTGACATTCTACTTCCCGCCGAGAGCTGCAATGACCGCTCCGAATGTCGAGAGGAATAGATGGTCGCCCTTCACTGCCCGGAAGTTCACGCCTGATATGTTCGCCCCATTGATGAGCACAGATGATCTGCCCGGAGTGAAAGACTGCCCGGCCAAAGACGGTGTGATGATATAGAAGCCATTCGCTAGACCTGTGATCGAATAGTTTCCCGATCCGTCGGCGACAACTGAGCCCGATGATGGGCCGCTGTAGGAAACGGTTGCTCCCGCTATTCCTGCACTACCAGAAATCGAGAATCCCGATGCGATTGGCGGCGCAGCTTGAACGCTCCCGCCCTTCCAAGCCGAGATAGTAGCGGCATTGGCAGTTGATCCGCCAAGCGCCAAGAGTCCGGCTGAACCGCCGCTCGGAATATCGGTATCGTTAAAAATAAATATGAGTGCTTCGTTCTGGTAGATAAGAATGTTGCTTCCGATAACAACAGCGGTCAGTTCGTCGTCATCGTTGACGGTCATGGTTCCGCCTGCGATGGTTTTTAGCGCACCTGCGAAGTATCTCTGCATGAAATAAGTTCCGGGGCCGCCAGTCGCCGCACCACCCCATGCAAAGTCATAGAAGGTACCCGCATCGGCTCCCGCCACGCGCAAATCAACAGCGACGTAACTTGAGGAATTTGTGATTGAGCCTAATTTAATAGTTGCCCACTGGTCATCGGGGAATGATGCTGCATTCCAATAAGAGTCGGCTCGATCTCCTGCAGTGGCGCATTCGTATAGGTGGCCTGCAAGTTGACCCGCACTCCAACCGCTACCGTCATAAGCCTGTGTCCAGTTCCCGCCGATTGGATTGGCGTCGGCTCGCTGGAAATTGTCAGAGCCAAGAGGATTAAGGGTCAGGGATAGTCCACCGGGTGACGGAACATTCTGCACGCCCTCATAAGTCAGCGTGAGGGCAGCGATGGTCATATCCGCAATAGCTAGATTGATTGCGTAATCAAACGTAGACCCAGCACCGTTGGCTGTATAAAACATATAAGTCTTGCCAGCAACTTCTAGGATGCAGGGATCGGCGGTTTGCCCTGTCGGTTTTCCCACACCTTCACTGGCGACCGTACGAGGCAATGTAGCGACACCGAGAGCCGTCCACGGGCCACTTGGAGTAGGAGCAGACCATCGCATAATATCGGTTGGCTGTCCCACATTGTTTCCGGCGAACAGCGTGGTTTGTGACCATGCGTAGTATTTTCCATTCGCAAAGGCAAACGTCCAGTTACCGGAGCCGTTGTAGGTTGAGCCGTCCAAGAGTGCGCCGGAATCGAACGACGCGACCGGATTGCCGGGGTCTTTCGTCCAGTTGATTCCGTCGGTTGATGTAGCCAGCCCACCGTAGAAATTTTGATTATCGGGGTTGTTTACTCCTGTGTAGTAGCCGTACCAGATGCCGCTCACCACCGCGCAAACGTTGAGCTGGCAGACGAATTTGTTCTCCCAAAGATCCGCGCTCGTTGTTATCGCGTTTGCTTTTGCCAGTGTCCACGTAAGTCCGTCGCTGGATGTGTAAACGCTGATTCCGTTGGACGAAAATACCTCACCGGGCGTCGTAAATAAGAAATATGTCGAGCCGTGCTTATAAACTCTCGATCCCCAGGCGGGAGCTAAAATCGGATTGCCGCTGTATTTTGTCCATGCCAGGCCATCGGTTGATTCAGCGTAATTCAGCGCGACTTGCGCCGGGTTGTTCGGCGTTCCGGTCGTGTACCACATCTTGAATACATTGCCAGAAAGTATCTGCGCGTTGCCCTCGAAAATAACCGATGGCTGTTCAGGCATGTCAACGCCTGTGATAACGCTGCCCTTGTTTTGCCATACTCCGATCATTGGTTAAATCCTATCGCCGTCAGGATGCACTCGCAGTTGGGATGTGCCAGCGGTGCCTTCTCACCGGATGGGAAGTTCTCGCCGATCTTTCTGACTTGTCCATTATTCTCTATGCAGATCGGGCACGGCTCCGGGCCCAGAGCTAACCATTTGACTTTCGCGACTCCGGCATCTTCCCACACTTTGTAGTTGCTTCGCACTTGAGCTGTCGAGACTTCGGTGTTCGCAATCATCTTCGCACGCGCATCGCTGAAGGCGTCAGACGTTCGGATGTCCTCGATGAGGCGAGACATCGGAGTCTTTTCCTCGAAGGCATTCGTCACGAGTTGCCGCAATCTGTCTCTGGTCGTATCCGAAATAACCCATTTTGCATTTGGATTCGGAACGAGTTCACCGGCCGCGTTGTACTTCATGCCCACCATTTCAGCGGCCCGCATCGTTGCGTAGTCTCGCGCGATCTCGTTGACCGAGGAAATGAACTTCCCATCCATGATCTCTAGCTGAAGTATTCCGTCTGAGATTCCTGCAAGCGAGGCTTGCTCCAACGCTTCGCGCGCCAATAGAGGCAGGCTGTTCCATTGGTCTTTGATGGCGTCGTTAATCTGATCGGCCTTCTTTTCCGGGTCGTCGTCCTTCCGCATCTTCAGAATACGGCTGGCAACTTCGACGGCCTTCTCGCTTTGCCGTTTGAATATCTTCTTCAGCTCGTTTTCTAGCCGTGCTTTTGCTTGGTGCGTGTCTGGGGTCGCGAGGCCAGGATCAATCCGCGGCACACGGCGCTTCTCAATCTTTTGCGTGCCCTCGTTTCCCTGCTGTTGCTTCGACTGCGTAACCATGTCCTGCTTTTGCTGGGCGAGCTGCATCTGTTCATCGAGGCTGACGGGCACGGTTCCCATAGCTGTGGTGATCATCAGCTTCGCAGCGTCGCCGCCTACTGGGTCAAGCCCGCGAGAGATTCTGTCCTCATCGCGGCTGATGATTCCTGAGTCCACATCGCTCTTCGATGCTGCTGCCCTCTTCACCGGATCGAGTTCGACCGGAGTATCGAAAGTCAGTTCATATTGATTTGGCCCAATCTTGAAATACTTCGCGATGAGGCAATTCACCATCGCGCGAACAGAGGCGGCTACTGGCTGAGTTCCTTCTTCTTCGGCAGATTCTTGACTCGATTGTGCGGACGCCCGGTTCATTTGCTTCATCAGTCTTTGAATCGAACAGCCGTAGAGAAAGGCCATCTTGCGAAGGTGCATCTCATCGAACGGGTCTGCCAGCATCTTCTCTTTCGGGAAGATGAATTGATCGCCCGAAGAGCCGCCAGGCTGTTCTCTGTCTACGAATCCCTGCAAAAGTCTGATGGCGCCCGAGCGTTTGTAAAGCTGCCCGCTCATTTCTGAGTTCAAAGCCTTCTGAGCTTCTTTCAACTTGTCCGGTGTGATCGAAGGGGGTACGACATGGATCGCATCCGGCATGACTCCAGCGGTGTACCAGAGCACCCACATATTCAGTCGGTTCTGCCCAAGCTGGATTTCCTCCGCGCCTTGCTCGGTCGGGCTGAAGCCGTAGAGATAGCTTGCGACGGTGTTTCGAGGGACGATGTTGCGCGGCCAGTAGAGCAACTGGTCGGTCGTCATATCCGTGTACGGAATTCCACCGACAGTTGACGGCGTACCACTCCACAGCATTTGATAAGCAGTCAGCGGCGGCTGGGGTGTATAGCCAAACTCGTCTATCTGCCGGTTGATGAAAGCGCCATCCACGACGCGGGCTTGATAGATCGAGCCATTTCTCTTGCGTCGGATGTTGATTGACGCCCAATCTCCGACATAGACGCCTTCGAGCCATTCCCTGAGCCAGCGCTCCCAATCATGTTCACCATCGGGGCAGTCGAAAAAGTCGTTCAGCATCTTCAGCGTCGGATCGCCGAGTGATCGCTTCTCTCTCTCTTTGTTTGTCTCGCCGGGTTTCTTGACGGCGCGGATCTGTCGCGGCATTTGAGTCAGAACGTCCTTACAATTTTCGATACAAATTCTGGCGACGAAGTACGTTGCAAAAGTCCTGAGCTGCTGCGCGGTGTAGATCGCATCCGGTCTTGGCGTGTACGTCTGATTCTGAAAAGGCCAGTATTGCCAGCCGCGAGGCTCTGTGCCCTTCGGCGCAATCGGCGCAACTTCCACACCTGGCCCGAAGTATGCGTTTAGATCATCGCTGCGCGAGACAGGACGAGTTACCAGATTCGACAGGGATTGAATCGGGTTGCGGAAGAACTTCGTAAGCTGGTTAGCCACGCGGAGAATATCGCACGGAAGTTACTTTCCGAACAAGTGAGGAGCGATAGGGGGTTGCGTTACTACGCAATGGCAGGTGTTGCAGGTGCGGACGACCTTATTCGCCGCCGGATCAAACAGGATTTGACAGCCACGATTCCCGCAAGCAGGGCAGGCAGAATTCACACTGATCGGATCGGGCACGCTCATAAACCACTGATCGAAAAGGTTTGTTAGCCACTTCATACGCCAGTTCTCCCGCCTGTCGCTGCTGGCACCGGAGCGTTGCCCCAGTGATGTTGGCACTGGGCACAGACCCACAGCGGCCCACGTTTGTTGATTGCCTTCGATCCGCACTCAGGGCACATACCCGTCTTCTCGTTCGTCGCTGGCTTGATAAGTTGTGACTGCGCGACTTTCACTTGGGCATCTTGCTCCTCATTCTGCTGTTCTGCAAGAGTGAGTCTGACATTGAGCGGGAATAATTCCGTGAGCGCCCAGACGAGCGCATCCATCCGGTTTGGCGAAACAGGAGTTATGCCCGGAACATAGCTGCACATTTCTTCTTCGAGCTTTTCAAAGACTCCAACATGGTGCACCGCCGAGCGGGGAATTTCATAGAGAGCTGCGATAGGATCGGCGCGCACAAGTTTGCTCCGTGTGGCCGTCACGTCTTTGTAGGCAACGTTGCCATCCACTTCACGAATCAGTTGCCGGATCATGTCGCCGCCGTAGTTTCTTTCTCCGAGAAGTCTGTCTGCTTTCTTTTCGTGGTAGAGCCAAACAGCCTCTTGCGCCCAAGAGCGTGGAGTCGGCGCCAAGAGTGATCTGTCTGCCAGAATATATCCGTGGCCGTCTTTGCCGAGCGCAGCACAGACTATGCCAGCCTCGTTCGTTGAACTTCCCGACGGGTCAACGCCCACCACGACGCGGGTCAGCGGCAAGGCTTCCGGTGGAATGTCGTTCACGCGAGTCGCTTCAATCATCGCCGGCGTCCATAGGGCTCCTGGTACTTCTTCCACATCTTCAGCCATGATCTCAAGCCGCCGGCCGAGGTCTGTCATGTCCACCGATATTTCGGCCAGTCCTTCTCTGGAAATGTGCGGGTTATCGTAAGATGTCCAAGTCATGCACAGCCAGCGGGGATCGTTCTGCTTTTCTTTGTAGAGCTTCGCGGCGTGCCTCTTGTCTGTCGCCTTCGATGTCGAGCGTGAATACAAACGCGGTGGAGTGTAGATCAGCACCAGATCCCCGTTATTGTCCGCGAGCATCGGGTAGACCACGACATCCAGCGCGTCTTCGTTCATCAACTGGAATTCGTCGAGGATGATTAAGTCGCCGTAGTCACCGCGGAGTGAATCGGCGTTCCATGCCGTCTTTGCCTTGATTCGTTTTTCCGTGCCGGGGAATTCGATGATCTTGTCTGATTCGTATTTCTTGAGGATGCCAAACTCGATTAGCTCTGCGAGGGATTGAACGATCTCATGCCAGAAGCGTGCGACTTGATCTTGAGTGGGAACGGCATAGAGCACGCGGTTTCCCTTATCAACCAAACCTTCGACTGCGAGGATGGATGAGCCGGAAGTCTTTCCGCCACGTCTTCCGGCGCGAAGCATTTTTCTTTTCTTGTCGGAGTCAATGAAGAGTTGCTGCTTTGGAAAAGGATTCAGATTGTGGACGGTATATTCTATCCGTTGGATTTCGGGGGCTTCCGGTCGTTCAGGATTCTCAGGGTTATCACTGTCTGATCCGGGCCGCTGATCTCCACCCTCTGCGGAGCCTTTCCTTCCATCGCTTCCCGGACTTCTTTCGCTGACCTGTGGCCCGAGCCGTCCTTCCGCAGCATGTCCATGAACCGTTGCAGCGCGTTCGCTTGCGAGAATGTCCGGCCCGGAATGTATTTGATCTTCAGGAGTTTGCAGATCGGTTTCGGAATTTCTATGTTTGCGAGCGCGAAGTATTCGTCCGTGATTGGCCGCTTCTTTGGTTTCCCGCCCGGATTTCCGCTTTCTCCCGGCTTGAATCTTGGAGCGGTGAGGCTTTCGACGTGGCCTTTTGGGTTCATTCATTCCCTGATCTCAATCCCTGTTCTGAGGGATTGTAGCACGATGACATCCTCCATCATCCAATCGGATATTCCAAGCCGACGCATTTTCTCCCCGCCGTTCGCGTCCCGGTAGCCTTCGGGCATTGCCTGAAGCTCGGATAACTCTGCTAGGATTCGTTCTCGAACAGCCCGCATGACGCACTCTCCGCAGATTTGCAGTTTGCCACAGCCTGCTCGAAATAGCTTTTCTTGAGTTCGATGCCTAAGAATCTGCGCTGCATTTGCAAGGCGATGTATCCCTCACTCCCAATTCCAGCAAACGGAGAGAGAACTAAGTCGCCGGGGTTAGACCACAACTCCAATGCCCGACGAATGACTCCAAGTTGTAGGGGGCAAATGTGACGTTCGTCCTCTTGCTCGCGGGCCGATTCTCGTTGCAGCGTGTCTCCTGCGTCAATGTCCATCCAGACCGGAGAAGCGTATTTCTGCCAGACCGAAACAGGAAAACTCTCGTTGGTGTGCGTGACGCGCTCTGGATTGTCTCCCCGTTTTCGCATGGTTACGAGATAGTCCGGTATCCCTTGACGGCTCATGCAGGAATCTTTTTTTATTTGCTTATGAAGAAGCCCTAATGCTTTTGTGCGCTGCATCGCCGTAACGGGGTCTTTCCAGATACAGACTTCCGAGTGATAGATAAATCCAGCGTCCTGAAAAATGCGAATCAGTTCTCCCCTGAAATCGGAGATCCCAATGACGCCATCTCGCTGTTTGCTGGTTGGGAGATTCATGCAATGAAAACTCAGTAGACGACCCGGCATCGTCACTCGCAACAGTTCTCCGGTCAGAAAACGGAAGTGCTCGAAGAATTCAGAATGCGTTCGACAATTCCCCATGTCTCTTTCGGAAGCCGAGTATGTATAGAGGCTTGCAAAAGGTGGAGAAAATATCGAGTAGTGGATAGAATCCGTTTTGATCTGTCGAGTCGCTTCCACACAATCCCCGAGGATCATGCGCCATGCTTTCCCCTTTGCCTCTGTGAGTTTATGGGCTTGCTTTTTGACTTTCACGTCGCCTTTGATCTCGGATTCATTGATCTCGTGCATATTGGAAACCATTTGCTTCGCCATGTTCTGAGCGTCCTTTTCTTTCCGCTTTATGTTTTCGGTCACGGCCCCTTCGTTCATGGAAGTCACGATGTAGCAGTCCACTGGATTCTTCTGCCCGAATCTCCAAGACCGTCTGACGGCTTGGTAGAACTGCTCATAAGAGTCAGATAATCCGAAGAAAATTACATTCGAGCAATGCTGCCAGTTCATCCCAAATCCACAGATGGAAGGCTTGGTAACGAGCACTCGAATGTCGCCATTTGAAAAGCCGAGCATCCGTTTCTCTTTTTCCTCGCGAGAATCTGAGCCGGAGATTTCCGTACCGTCTGCAATCTTCGCAGCCATTGAGCTTTCGCTGTTCAGGTTGCACCAGATAATCCACGGCTCATTTGGTTTCGTGGCGACGATGCGTGCGACTTCTGCAGCACGTTCTTCTATCGATTCGCGCCGTGCTCCACGCCGTTCTTCTAGCGTTGCGGCCGGCATCGCAAACAAATGCCCAGGCAGAGGCTTTCCAGCTTCGACTGTCAAATCGTGGAATCTCAAGTCTGGGAGCATGAAACCCTCATCGGAATAACCTAGATCCGATGGCTTACGCATCATTACAGCCCATGAGCAAACCCACTTCCAGAAGTCCTTTGTCGCGTGGCGTTTCAATCTCCACTTGGAAGTCTCGCCGCCATCGTGAACGAAGTAAGTCGAAAGCATTTCGGTGCGCGAGAGCACTCCGAGAAATTCCGCGTGGTTTCCGAGTTCCATGTAATCGTTCGGCGCCGGAGTAGCTGTGCAAGCGAGCCGATAGGGAGTCTTTGAAAATGTGTTGATGATTTCGTTTCGGGTTTCACCCTCGAAGGATTTCAGAATGCTGGATTCGTCGAGCACAATGCCTTCGTAATCTTCGGGGTCGAATCGGTCTAGCATTTCGTAATTGGTGACTGTAATGCGATCAAACGTAGAGGCCCGAGCATAGGCGCACTCAATCCCGAATTTGCGACCCTCACGCACGGTCTGTTGGGCTACGGCGAGAGGTGCCAGAATCAAAACACGCCCATCGATGTTCCGCGCCCATTCCAGTTGCATGATGGTCTTGCCGAGTCCGCAATCACAGAACAGCGCAGCGCGACCTTTGCGGAGCGCCCATCGAACGATGTCTCTTTGGAACGGGAATAGTTTTGGATTGAGGGTAGATGCTTCGACTTCAAATCCGCACGGCTTTGCTTTTGAAACTTTGGATGCAAGGAAAGAATCGTAGGGTGATAGAATTTCGTTCGGCATCGCTTGAGCCCTCCTGAGGCTCTACGTGCAAGGGGCGTCGCGTTGATGCGCGACGTCCCGCATCTTACACTTTCGCCTGTAACTTTTCAAGGAATTCAATTCGCCAGGGATCGTTCGCATCTTTGGCGTCGTTCTTCCGCGTCCGGGATAAATAATAATAGAGCACTTTGTCAACGTAGTGTTCGGTCTTTACCAGCCCACGCATCGCATCTGCCCAGCGCCTGTCCTCCCCGAATCCCCCAGACATCGGCTTTGCAAGAGACAGTTCCCGGCGCATCGGGGTCATATGCGAAATGTCGCGACAGAGTTTCACTGGCTTTGATGGGGTTCCGGGCTCGACATACCAGCCTGTATGTTTGAGAGAGTGTTCAGCAATCAGAGCAGGGGCATGGTCGATGTGGCACGCGAAGTTGAATCCTACCTGGTCTACGCCGTCCAGTAGCGGCAGAATCGATGCGATGTAGTCCGGCGCCACAAGGTCGTCATCGTCAATGAAACTGATGTACTCAGCGTCGGATTGCTCTTTGAGCTTCTGCCGATTGGTGCCGAGGTCGTACTTCGGATCGAATTCTGTCGTGATGACTTCTACCGATTCGCAGCGGCGCAGGCCGAGGGATTTAATCTGCGGTTCGAGTAGTTCAGTGAGTTGGCGCAGGAATTCGCGGCGCGAGGGCTGCGTGAGGATGAGGATTTGCCACTTCATCCTTTACGCCACTCCGTAGGAATCAATCGAGGATCGCGCTGTTTTTTAGGTTCAACATCTGTGCGAGCACCGTCTGGGAAAATACAGAAGTCGAGGAGTTGCTTTTTTCCAGCAAGGGTATAGCGCGTCGTCCATCTTCCTTCCCGAATGCGAAGGAGATAATCGCCATGCTCTCTTGTTTCGGTCTTCATCGAATGGCCTCGTTGAGCACCAGAAGCGAATCCCAATGTCCTAGGGCCTTCGTCGGGCCGATGGGTGTGTCTCCGAACACAACCGAGCGATAATCTTTCAGCGGCCCTGCAAACAGCTTCACAAAGTATGCCGTGTTCCAGCGCGCGCGGTTCGCATAGTCGTGGAATTCAACCGAGATTTGCGTGGCGATTGGCCCCGGCCAGTTTTCGAGGATTCCGAATTCAGAGCCTTCGCAGTCGAGTTTCACCAGATCGAACTTCGTGTAGACCTTGAAAAATTCTTTGACGGAAATGTTCGTGACCTGCGCGATTTTGGAATGATCGTGAATCGGCCAGTCGTAGCCGGGGAATCCCGGCCCCGTGACGATGTAGGAGCCTTCGCCGTCGCCGCCGGTCTGAAGTGTCAATGTCGGTGATTCCATGCAGGTCAGCGCAGCGTTGTAGAACAGAATGTCAAGATCGTCCGGCTTCTTAATTTCGGGGTCTGGCTCAAGCGCGATGATCTTCGCCTGCGGTCTGAATTTTAGAATGTCGTAATCGAAAGCAAAGCCGCGACAGCCAACATCCAAAACGGTCGGCACCGCCGGCAGCAAGTCCAGATCAATCGTGTGCTCTCCGCCTGGTTTTACGAGTTTCATAGATCAACTGGCTCGATTCGATTGTCAGTATTCTTTGAGTGACAGAGCGATATATCGGAAACGATTTCCATTTTCGCCCTCAATCGGTTGCCATCTCTGTAAAGGGTCGCCCATCCGAGCGGCGCAGAAATGTTGAAATCTAGACTAACTGGGACACGTCCTTCTGGAATCTGCAAAGTTTCAAAGTCCGTGATTTCGTGATTTGCGTCCTCTAAATCGTCCAATATCAAAACGGTTGCATCGCATATTCTTTTCATTGCTCCCCCTTTTCGATAATCACGAGTCGGTCATCTGGCAAAACATTCGTGCGGAGCTCGACCACGCGATGTTTGATTCCGCGCTCGTTTAACATCGGCGTTAGATTCTCTTGGAGCAGAACATCTTCGACGACATACACGCCATCGGCAGACAGGAACGGAAGAAATGCCAGGATCGTTCGGAGTTGATCCGGCCCTTTATGCGAAGCGTCGTCCACCATGAAATCAATCTCGCCGTCGATTAGATGGGCGCAGCGGTCAACTTGGAAATCGCTTGTTTGGTCGCACAGGAACGATTGAATCTTGCCGTGATTAACGAGCGTATTCGGGTCGTAGTCCAACCCATAGATTTCAGCTTCGGGAAAAGTCTCAGCCCACATATGCAGCCCGCAGCCGGCAACTTGCTTCGGATGGAATAGTCCCGCAGGCCCAAGCCCGAATTCCACAATCTTTTTGATCTCGCGATTCGCGAGAACTTCCATGTACGTGCCGAGATAGTCGTGCGTGTAGGGATTCCACGGACACAAGAATCTAGAAGTGTAGTGCTTCAGACAGATTTCTGGAAACTCGGCGAGGCGGTTCATAGGATCGAATCTTTCGGGTCGCTAATTCCGACGATTGAATCGCGCGGCGGAGTTTTCAAATAAAACTCTAGCGTATTGCCGTCGAAGCGACGCACGAATTTGCATTCGGAACGATGCCAGCGATGGAGTTCGCAGCGAAGAAATATCTGCGTATGCAGGATCACAATCTCCTTTGGACATCGAAAGATGCTCATGCGCCCACCGCACAGAGCACAACCGATTCAGCCGGAGGATTGTAGCCAAAGAATCCTGGGCACTGTTCGAGTTTCATTCCAAGACGGTAGGCAATCAGAGACGCTGCGGTCTGGTCATGTCTGTGGCCGAGCACGTCAGGGGGGCCGCACGGCCCCATCATGCTCGGGTCTAGCGGCCAGTGTTTCGGGTTGTTCGTGTTCGACCACGGCCCGCAGAAGGCTTTCGTCTTGGCGAGGCGAATGTATTCGCTCAGGAATTCAGCGCCGATTGGATGCTTTGTGTTCACGCCAAAGGCCGTCGCTACGACCTGCGGAAAACGGCTATTTATTTCTCGTGCCTCTTCGTACGGTACGCCGGGAAACAAATCCTCATACGCACTGTCGGCTGTCCATTCTGCATTGCGCCAACCGTTCAAAGGTATCCAGTAACCTTCATTCTCGATTCTTTCCCACAAAAAGTCCATTGATCGCACGACCACCACGGCTGCATCGCACCACAACAATAATTCTGCTTCGCTCGACGCGACTTTCAGAGCTTCGGCCTTAAACGCATAAGGCTTTTCGGCGTGAGTAGGCCAATCAGGTGGCAATTCCGTCCAGCCGTAGAATAGTGATTGAGGGTCGAATTGTTTTACTGTTTTTTCCAGACGCTTCAGCCCTTCCAAGTAGCGCCCTGTTCCTACGCTGACAACTGCACGCCGCATCTTTTTCCCCTCGGTCTGCGATTATTCGCTTGTTCTTTTGGTGTCGCCCAGCGGCAGTTTGAAGGCTCGTAATTGCCGGACGGATTCGGGAATCGGTCTAAAGTTTTTCCAAGCGGGCGCGGGCCCATGTCTTCAAAGAAGTTCTCAAACTTCATCCAGCGTTCGCAGACCGTGATGCCGCGACCGCCGTAACGGTGATAGCCGTGATATTTGATCGACGTACAACGGTTCATCATTCCATCCCAAGAACGATAAGCCCCGGTCTTGTGTGCCTGTCCGTGGGTCGTGTTTGCTGCGATAATGGTTTCTTTCCAGAGGCAACCGCAACTCTTCGTTCCTTTTTTCAGGTTGTTATTGCTGACTCTTACCGTGTTTCCGCAATCGCAGCGGCATTCCCATTCGATGTTCGCACCACAATGGCCGCTGGGACGGATTGCTATCAGCCTTCCGAATCGGATGCCAGCGTTGTTTTTGAAAGCGGCCACTAGACCATCACCGCCCGAAGTTTCTCCGCATCCCGCTCTCGTTCCGGCGCCATTGTGTCGAACAACTTAGCATAGTAGCTGTTGTTTTCCATAGCCAGCCTCTGCTTGTAGGTATCATCGAGTTCTGACTTGCGGTAGGTGTAGTGCAGGTGCTCGATCTTGACATCGGGCAGATAGCGAAGCCGGTCAATCCTTCGCCCCACGTCCCAAATCCAGGTGTCAGTGTAGTCGCCCTGAAAAGAAGGATTCGTTAGATAGCCCAGAGTCTCTACCCATTTGCGACTGACAAACGGATGCGTACAGAAAGTTGAGGCGTTCGGTTGCCCGTTGTCGGCGTGAGCCACGATGATCTTGTCTGCTGATTTTGCAAATTCCGCTTCGATCTTTTCGGCCCATCCCGGTGTATGGAAAACCAAGTCATCATTGGCGAGCATGAGGATGTCGCCGGATGCGGCCTTTGCACAGTCGTTCCAGTATTCGGAAAGTTTGCGCTTCA